GGTCAATGACATTTCTTGCATCCATTAATATTTTCCTTGTAGAATGATTGGCTTAGGTGTTTCTCGTGTAGTGAAGTCTTTTGTTACCCATAGTAAAGCTGCAAGTATGAATAAAAATGTGCCTATGAGCACCAGATATTTTTCACCACGATACAGGCCATTATACCATACCTTTATTTTATTTGCAAGAATTGGATCAATCATTAGTGAACATTTACCTTTGGTGGGTCAGCAAGATATGGCTTATCGGCAATTGCATTAAGCAGGTTGCGAAAGTCTTTTTGAGTTTGTAATTCGTTATTGAGAAGAATTAAACGGGCAAGAATAACTGCCGATAATTCAAGTGCAGGGATTTGGTATTCAACGGCAAGGGTTGAAAGGAACTCATCTACTTTTTTTGATATTGTAAGTAATTCTTCATCGGTAACCATAATATATCTCCTTTATCAACCATTATACAATAACAATAATTATTTAGAGGCAATAAAAAACCCACCTGAGGGTGGGTTAGTTAGGCTTCAATCGGCATCTGTGGGTTTTGTTCACATACAAAATTGATATAGTCCACAGCATCTTCTTCACTAGTGAAATAACGAACAATTGTTTGGCCTGTGAAGCAGGATGTAAAGACGAGCAATATATTGTCCTCACGATAAACTGAGAACTTTATTGCCCATCCATTACGAACAACCGGGCTAAAACTCCGTGAGTTATTTCTTATGTCCAACATTAGCAAAACTCTTGAGGGTGCCAGTTTGAATGATTTCTTTTGCATTTTCTGTTACTGTATCTACTACTTCCTTTGCTTTATCTAGGTATGTAGTGGATTCTTTACCTGCAAATGAACCAATGGCATCAAAGGTTGCTACTGTTGCCTTATACTGTGCGTCAATTAAGGCTACAGTAAAGTCTTGGCTTTTCTTGGTGAATTCTTTCACATCTTTTGCAACAGCATACTGTGCAAACTGGTCAGCAAAATACTTGGTGGTTTCTTGAATGGTGTTTAGGTTAAACATGGTAATATCCTTAGTGATTAATAATTAAATGAAGTATGACGCTCAAATTCTCTAATCAATCTTTCAACATCAGCCTGTGATAATGGCTGACGACTAGCAATATAACTTTCTAGTATAGATTGCCTGTCAATGGTGAATAGTGATAAAATTTTATTAAGCATTTTTTTCTCCGTAGACCTCTTAATGAGCGTCTATACTTTTATTTATGTTGCAAACCTGAAAAAAATGTTGCAGCTGCAAAGCATTACCTAGTGTATATCGCCTGGTGAAATTTACAGTTGTCGCCTAAGCTTTGCCACTTTACTTGTGGTGCTAACATATTCCCATTGTTCCATTGGCAATCCAAATTTTTTTTGACTATTGTATAACTCGGTTGAAATTTGCTTGGCTACACCATTTTTATCAATGCAACATATTTTACCTGGACTTCCTTTATAATTGTCTTTACATTTTTTTGGTTGTCTAAGTTTTTTATATGTTTCTTCTGTAAAAGATTTACCTTGATAGTTTGGATTTTTATTGCCCAATCGCATATCACTCCAAGCTTTTATTTGCTCAGGTTTATGTTTTTTATTGTAAAATGGGTTTTGTTCTTTTGTTTTACCAAACATACCATTTAATTCACCAAATAGTCCACCATTTTTGACACCTTTAGGTGCTCCATCTAATCCATTTTCAACAATTAAATTTGCCCATTTTGGTGAGTTTTCAATATCAAAAAAATCAGAAAAAAAAGTTGAAAATTCTACAAGTAATTTTTTATCATAAAAAGGCTCCGACACCCACAAAGTTTCAATGTGCTTTTTGCCATATTTTTTTATGTGTTTTTTCCAATAAACACCAGAACCATTGTATGATTCAACATTATTTTTAGTTGTTTTACCAAAATATTTAAGACCAGTAATCTTATGCTTTTTGATATAAAGATAGGTTGGATAAATATCCATGCTGACATTCCTTTACAATGTTAGAGTAGGTGCAAGTTTCCGCTTGGCGACCTACACCTATTTATATTCCCAATTTCTCACAAGCAACAATAAAAGATTTTACTAAACTACTTCGGATAATATCTTCTGAATTAAAGTTTATTCTAGTAAATTCATTCATAGTTGCAGCCACATTCAAAAATTCTTGTAAACCAGATACATCATTTCTTGTTTTTACAAGGTCATTCTGTTTTAAGTCTCCAACAAATATAATTTTTGACCTGTGACCAGTTCTTGTCATAACTGAAGATAACTCATGCCAAGTCATAGATTGGCACTCATCCACAATAATAATGGCATCATCTATTGATATACCACGAATTGCTGTGGTTGAAATGAATCTTGCGTGGTCTTGTTCTTTTAAGCGAGCCCAGGCATCAGACCTACCAAATAAAGTATTACAAATTTCAATATAAGGTTGTTCATATATTTGCATTTTTTCGTCTAAATCACCTGGAACAAATCCTTGGTCACGGACTTGAACTGCACTACGAACAACTACAATTTTATCAAAAGAATTACTTTTATCCAACACTTCTTCTAATCCTTTGAGTAAAGCTAAAAATGTTTTGCCTACTCCAGGACTACCAAAAAGACCAATAAAATAGTCACCTCGTTTGTATGCTTCAAAAAATAATCTTTGGTTTTCTGTAAGTGGTTGAAAGGTTTTGAGGTCATCAATTCGTATGCGTAATTGATTGGATTTGTTAACTGGTTTCAGTTCTGTTACATTGTCGATTAGAGCTTTGTTGCGAGCCATTTATTTTTCCTAATACATGAGATTTGTGAATTTTACAGGTCACCCATGAGTTATAGTATTGTTCACTTAATAGAGCATGGCGATAGAATATCTCAAATGTTTCCCAATACGAACACTCTGACCTAGATTTGCATAAATGTAGAATTTCTCTTGTGTATGCATCCTCCCCATTTTGTTTGACTTCTTCTTTTAATACTTCGTTGGAACCCCAATAGGTTAACCAATCACTTGATACTCTGCTCTTTTTCTTTTTGCCTTTTACTTGCCTCGTTTTAGATTTAGTAAAAAATTTCTTACCGATATACTTTCGGCCTGTTGAAATGTGTGTGATAAGATACACAAAACCGTAATGGTTTTGTATATCTTCTTCGTTGAATTGTTCTGCTGTATTATAATAAAGCCACATTAATAATCTTCATCCTGCTCCATTTCGCTCTCCTGTATATAGGTTCCGCAAAATGAACAGTATGCTGGACTATCTTCTACTTCTCTTTCATCATATTCAATCTTAAACTTTGAATCACACTCAGAACATTGGTGCTTTAATACGGTCATTAATTACACCATGATTGCTTGGCTTCACCAAAATACTCACGAGCAAAACCATTTTTAATTAACATGGTGCGTAATGATTGGCCATTTAATATGATATCACCCAAGACACGGCCACCAAATTTATCCCAGCCATACAACACAACTTGGCGCTGAGTGGAAGCTGATACTGCTTTCTTTGTGAATTCACTTGCGGCTTGTCCTCTGGCATCTTCAGAAGGGCATTGGGCTCTGAATCCTTTTTCTGGAGTATCCACACCGAATATTCTAACGGCAAGTTCGGGTTTAAGTGGTGCAGGTAGAAAAGGTGCAGCTATGACAACAGTATCGCCATCGCTTACACGGACAATCTGAGCATCATAGGTTACACCTTGTGGAGTTTTTTGTGCGAATGCTAATAATGGTGTTGCTAATAATACAAGTAATAATTTTTTCATTTTATTTCCTATTAATTTTTGCTAATTTTAAATAACTTAGTGTTTTAATCCAAAACCAACCCATGTCAAATTCAAACCATTTTTCAGATAGTTTTGCACTTGCTGGTTTATTATGATGGTTATTATGTAGTTCTTCACCACCAATAATTAGACCCATTGGTATAATGTTTTTAGATGTGTCGTTTGTTTCGGTGTTACGATAACCCCAATAATGGCCAACACCATTGACTACACCTGCAGCCCAAAATGGAATCCAGGCCATCTGTATCAACCACATAACAATACCCCATCCGTGAAATAGATAGGTTTCAATAATCAATAATGCTATTACGCCTACAAGGCTATACTTTGAGTATATATTCTTTTCAACCCAATCTTCAGGTGTTCCTTTGCCGTATGCTTGAACCATTAGTTTATCTTTACTTGCATCAGCATACAGAAATGCACCACCAAATAATACACGCCAAATGCCAAATATTTTTGGTGAGTGTGGGTCACCTTTTTGGTCGGTCATCTGATGGTGTTTACGGTGTATAGCAACCCATTCTTTTGTGACCATACCTGTTGTGAACCACAACCAAAATCGTATGAGATGTTCTAATACAGGATTAAATGTTACTGCTCGATGTGCTTGACTGCGATGGAGATACATTGTAACACAAAGAATGGTGATGTGGGTCATCACCAATGTGTAGAGAATTAACATTAGGCGGCTTTACCCCAAACATCGTCCCATGTACCACTTAATGCACCCTTAGAATAATCTGTTGAACGGTTTTCAAAAAAGTTAGTGTGTGTTGGAGCATTAATCATTTCTTCAACCCATGGCAATGGATTGCGTTTGACTTTGAAAATGCCTTTCATGCCTAGGCCAATTAATCTGCGGTCAGCAATATAACGAATATATTGTTTAACATCAGCAGGTGTTAGACCTTCCATTTCACCCATACTAAAAGCAAGGTCAATGAATTTATCTTCTAATTCAACCATTTTTTCTGCAATGGCATAGATAGATTGTTTTAATTCATCATTCCATATTTCGGTGTTCTCATGCACATAGGTCTTAAATAGTTTCATCATGGACTCAGCGTGCATTGTTTCATCAACGATTGACCATGTAATGATTTGACCCATGCCTTTCATTTTACCTTGGCGTGGAAAGTTTAGTAACATAATAAATGAGCTAAACAACTGCATACCTTCTGTAAAGGCTGAAAATACTGCAATATGTCGTGCTGTGTTTTCTTTGGTGCCGTTCTTATCTGAAATATCAAGCACATAATCATGCTTGTCTTTCATCTCCTGATACTCCATAAAATCATTATAGGTTGTGTCAGGCAGACCCAATGTTTCAATCAGGTGTGAATATGCCGCAATATGTAATGCTTCACGAGCTGCAAAGCCCATCAGCATCATACGCACTTCTGGTTGTGGAAAATATGGCAGATAGTTCTTTACATAACCACCTGCCACATCAATGTCGCCTTGTGTGAAGAAACGGAAAATATTGGTTAAAAAGTGTTTCTCAGCTGGTGTGAGTTTCTTTTTCCAATCTTTCACATCTTCAAGCATTGGCACTTCTGTGTGTAACCAATGTGATTGCTCATGCTTCAACCATGCTTCATATGCCCATGGATAATTGAACGGTTTAAAACTGTTGCGTGTATCTGTTAATTTACTTTCTGTTTTCTTAATCATCTTTTCTCTCATACATTACTGTGTTGATGTTTCCTAGTGCCCATTTGGCCTCGGTTTCTACTGACCATCTCTTAGTTGCTACTCTAAAATCTGGCATCTTTAATTCTTTTGGGTTACTACTTGGTTCTAATATAATCAACCTATTATTTGGTTGAGCAGCAAACTGCCCGTTATCACACATAACAAAATTATAAGACTTGTGATCCTCAACATCTTCGGAAAAGCCAGTATCAAGAGTATTAAAATCAGGATGGGCACTATCAACTGTGAAAAGGTATACCCCATACATCCAATCTCCATTTTTCAACTTAAACTTACATTTCATGGATTGTAACTGTGCTTTCTTTAGAACAGTAATATCATATGATAAACAATCCCACAACTGTAAACTATCTAATGGCAATGGTTCACCAACAATAGGCTTCCAACAAAATGCGTGTAATGGTAACTTGTCGTATAATGCACCGTAATTGTTTAGATAGGCCTCAATACGAAATGCTTGACCTCGTAATGATTTGATACTTATCCACCAACATGGCTCAAGTTCTCCATGACCTTTTTGAAAATCATAGAGAAATTCTTTACGAACAAAACATTTTACCGGTGGTAAATTTGCTACAATGTGTGCCATTAAAAACCCACCGATGAACCGCAACCGCAAGAAGATTTTACATTTGGATTACTAATTACAAACCTTGATTCAAAAGGCTTTTCAACATAATCTAATGTTGCTTCATTTAAGTATTCCATTGACATATAATCCACTATTAGTTTAACATCTGTTGCTTCAAAAACAAAATCATCTTCTTCTATTGTATCTTCAAAAGTAAAAACATATTCAAAGCCATTACAACCACCGCCTCTGAGAGCAACCCTCAACCCTTTTAGTGTTGGTTCATTTTCTTCAATAATTAAATCACGAATTCTTTCAGCGGCAGCTTTTGTTAGTTTCATTACCCTTCACACGCCAAACATTCGTTACCTTGTGCGATAGCAGTCATGTCTAACTCTTTAATAACTTCTCTTTCAATACGCTTAGATACCTTATCAGCCTTAGCCAACTTCTCTGAACGGCAATAGTATAGTGTTTTCAATCCTTTTTTCCATGCCAAGAAATGACAGGCATGGAGATATTTGACATTCACATCAGGCCTGAAGAATAGATTCAATGATTGTGCTTGGTCAATATACACTTGGCGGTCGGCTGCGTGTTCAATCACCCAGCGTTGGTCAATTTCCATTCCAGTTTTAAATATATCTTTTTGTGTATCATCTAATATGGTCAAATGTTGGCATGAACCATCATTAGCAATAATAGATGACCATGTATCTTGCATTTGTTCTTCAGTAAGACCTTTTGCTCTTAGTATGGCATCAAGGAACTTATTTTTATTCAGATGTGATCCTGATAAGGTATCTTGTCTGTAAGCATTAGCACGATATGGCTCAATAGAAGGACTGGTGTTACCCATAAGAATAGAGCTGGAAGCATTTGGGGCCACAGCCATAACGTGAGCGAAGCGTAGGCCGGTGCCGGCACAGTCACCAGGAGAGCCCCGTTCACCACCCAATTCCAAGTTGGCTTCATCTAATTTACTCCTTATATGTTTGAACATTTTGTTATTGGCTACTTTAGCCATGACACCTTCAAAAGCAATACCATTACGCTGTAGATAAGCATGGAACCCAAGAGCACCGATACCAATAGAACGCTCTCGCTCGGCACTAAACTTTGCACGATGAACAGCATCAGGAGCATTAGTAATGAAGTAATCAAGGACATTATCAAGCATCTCGGCAATATCTTTAAGAAATAATTTGTTAGTTCTCCATTCATCATAATACTCCAAATTAACTGACGATAGGCAGCAAACGGCTGTTCTATCTTTATCTGTTGGTAGAATAATCTCAGAGCATAGGTTTGATTGTTGAATCTTTAGACCTAAATCTTTCTGAAATTGTGGCATGAGCCGATTGCTGGTGTCAATGAAATGGATATATGGTTCACCAGTTAACATTCTTGTTTCTAAAATTCTCTGCCACAATTCACGAGCAGAAATAGTATCTCTTACTTCACCTGATGCTGGGTCTTTTAATTGCCATGTGTCATCAAAGTTTGGGTCAAGCATTGATTGCTCAACAAGGTGCATAAACTCATCGGTGATATTGATGCCGTGATGTAAATTCAGGCAACGCATATTCTGGTCGCCTGTTGGTTTACGAATCTCAAGGAACATTAATACATCAGGATGACTGATATCAAGATAGGCTGCATATGACCCTCTGCGTGTGCGACCTTGACGATAGGCTAGTGATGAGGCGTCATAGGTACGCAAGTGTGGCATTACACCAGTTGATTTATCATCAGCACTACGAATGCCAATGCCGATGCCTACACCACCGCCTAGCATTGATAACCAATTTACTTCAGCTAAGCAATCTACTAGTCCTTCTGCCGAATCATGTAGATAAGGGAGAAAACATGATATAGGAAGACCACGCTTACTGCGACCAAAGCTAAGAATGGGAGTAGAATAAGAAAGCCAATGATTGGAACTATACTCATACAACCTCTGTGAATGCTCTTCGTTAGAGCCAAACGCCTTTGAAACATATGCAAACCTCTCTTGCGGTGATGTTTCGTCCTCTTTCATGTAGGACTCTTTCAATCTTTTAATTCCCAATTCATCAAACAATGAATCACGAGAATAATCTACTTTAATACCGTGAACGATATCACTCATTAAAACTCCAATCTTATTATTATACTTTCTTCCAAAAAACAAATTTGGTCTGTGCTTGTAAACCGTTAAATGTGTTACTACTTATAATACTTTCAATCTCACCAACTGATATGCCACTCATTATCATTTCATTGACATCTTTTGCTTGTATAGTATTAGGCCAAATGACGATATTGTGATTGGATTTAATGCTTTCTTGCATTAATTTGACGATTTCTTTGTTGCGTGGTTCATTATCAAATATTAAAACTTTCTTACCTGCTGAAATATTTTCTGCAACAATAGCAAGATTAGCATCAGCACTTGCAACACAATTCTTTATAAACAGACTATCAAGGGGACCTTCAACAACACGGACAGGTTCATGAACACTTACTCTATCCATACCAAACACTAATTTTTCTTCACTATCGGTAGTGCGAATGGTTATATATCTTAGTGTTTTATCAGAGGTTTCTAATGCACGGCCTGATACTGCAATCAGGTTATTATACACATCATAGAACGGTATAATAACTCGAGCATCATCAATCAACTTCTTGCCATGATTAGGCACCAAGGCATCTATAAATTTCTTATAGTGTGAGGTAAATAATAATTGGCTGTAGAACTCTTTAGGTATCTGTCTATTCTTTAGATAAGCTAAGCAAAAATGCTCACTTGATAGGTTAGAACAGAACTCGGCGTGCTCAAAGATTTTTGGTTTGTCAAGTTTATCAAATCTTGGCGAGGGTACGTTGAATGTTGGCTCCTTAAAATTGGAGAAACCGGATTCACCTGATTTATACCGTTCAAGGACATATTCCTTGTATAAACTACCATCTACATTCTCCAATAATTTACCTAGACTTGTACCTATTCCACAATTTTTGCATGAATAGAATAGATTGTTGCCTTTCTTATACACATACCCACGAGCCTTGAGGAGATTCTTCTTAGAATCACCGCAAATCGGGCATGAGAAATTCCAAAGGTAATCTTGCTTACGCTTGAAGTTTCTCAGACGATGGGAAATTAGTCCAATATATTTGGACTCTACACTTAAACTCATAATATAGGATTATAACAAAATACTACTGAATTGTCAACACTATTGAAATATTTTTGTAATGATTTCCATGTGGCCAGATACCCAACCAAGAGCGGCAAGGGCACCTGCTGATAACCATACCCACTTATCTCTCTGAGATTTAAGTGCATTGATTTCTTTTGCCAAAGCTGAATGTTGAGTGCATGAAGCATCATACATGGTTTTCAGCTGTTCTGTCAAGTCATCTCGTGTTTTATCAAGGCAATCATGCACATCTTTAACGTCAACTTTCAGGTCGTCTAATTTCTCATCAAGGGTATGTACCTTGGTTTCAACAATACCAAGGCGCTCTGCTGTAGATGCCATTTTTATTTCTTCTCTGGCACAGGAGTACCGTCTAATTTTTTATGAACTTTGATTTCTTTACAAACTTCTTTTTCTTTACCTGTTTTCTGGTCTTTCTGCATGACACAAGCCTTTTTAGTTTCGGCTGCATGAGCAACTTGGTAACCAACAAGAGACCATGCTACAATATTAATTGCGATTAAAAACTTTTTCATTTCTGTTCTTCCTTTTTAGCAAATTTTTCTGAGGCGGTAAATCCTAATCCTGCGATTACAAGGTATATCATTGAATCAAACAATGATGGTGTTACCTTGTAACCAAAAATGTCAGCGACAAGTGCAAAAGCACAAATTAAAAATGATAAAAGGGTTATAACTCTTTTACTACTGATAGACCCATTGTGTCCATCGGATAACATACTATTCAACCAATTCATTTATTAAATCTCTGGTTGAGGTGGTTGAAGTGGTGCTGGTTTACCACCAAATCCTGTTGTAACTGCTGGTGCAAATGGCGATGGTGCAGGTGCCGATGCAATAAAAGCAGGTGTTGTTACACCACTAAAACTTGGTGTAGATGGTGTTGTTGGTGCAGGACTTACTGTTGTAGGCCGTGTTGCAGCTTGTAGTGCCATCTTCTGTGCATCTTTGTCACCACCAGCCAACATGATACCAGATAATGTACCAGTTAAAAATGTGGCAATAGGTATAATCAACTCAAAGAATTTTTGGTCGATAGGTGAAATAGCATTAAGTGGCTGTGTTACAAAAATTAAAGAGTATAACACAACAAATACAATACCAAACAATGTAAGTGCCAAACAAATACCAATAAAGAACTTCAGACGAGCCATCAACTGCTCTTCGGTATACATGAAGTTATCTTCTGGTTTCTTTTCTTCTTTATTAAAAATATTCAAGTTCATTTGCAATTCGCTCCAGTTGTTGGCGTTATTGGTGTTGGTGTATTTTGTGCAATGGGTTTATCTCCTCCTGGTCCCAAGCGTGGGTCATTTTGACCCTTAAAAATGTGTTGAGGACAAGTCCTTGTTACATCACAATATGGCAACTTGCATATATCTTTGTCCCAATTTGCTGGGTCTTGGCATGGGTAACGAAACTTATCGCCACTAAAATATGCCAATGTCAATGGAAGCAATAATAAAATAATTAGGCCTTTGGCTAATCTTTTATCATTCATTAGTGAACTCCTAATACATGAAGTGCGTGTTCATAATGTTTAATTCTATCTTCAAGACCAATGGTACCACCATTGATACGCTTTGTTAATGTGAGGATGTCGCCTTTGTCAGCCCATTGATTTAGGTTATTTGTTTCCCAGAACCAGCAAGCAGATTGAGCTGCACCTTCAAATGTTTGTAGATATTCAGATGCTTGTTCAACAGGTATTTCAATTGAAGCAGCAAACCAAGAATAGTTTTCTTTACCTGTTAATTGAATTAGACCACGACCACAATATCTAAAACCATCACCAGAGGCCTCATCGCCATTACCCATACGATTAGCATAGATACGATTTGCAATTGCTTCTTGTTTGTTTGGTTTGTTTGCATACTCATTCGCCAACTCATCTGTTGGAAAATACTTTGCAAACAGTTTGCGTAATGTGGCTGCTTTGTAGTTTAGATTCTCTTTAAGAAATACAAAATTACCAGATTCGTGAGCACATTGAGCTATGAAGGCTGCAATACGCTGTGGTGTATTGATACCATAGTCAGGTAACAATTGTGCCAATGCATTGTGCCATTGGTCAATATATGGATTCTTTGGAAGCAATTGCTTCAATTGGTCTTTTGTCAGTTCCATTTTTACGCCATTAAAGAAGCAGCAGTAATAGCTGCATTGATAATTACATTTAATTGTTCTTTTAATGCCAACCCTTCAGCATCATCAGCAATACCTTCCATGATATTGATACCTTTCAACAGTTCGACATATTCTTCTTTTGTAATTTGGCCTTGTTCAAGAGCTTTGTTATACTCAATAATGTAAGCATTTAATTGTTCTGGTGTCATCTTGGTTTGCTCCCTAAAACGTGTTGAATGGTGTCGGCCGATTTAACAACTTGTTGTAATTTTGCTTTACAAAAAATTGGTGATATTTTTTCTGCTTTGTTAAAATAATCTTTTGTGTCTTTTGTCAATGTCAATAACTTGGTCGACATATTATCGGTATCTTTATTTCTTGGTATATGTGTTGTAAAGTTCTTAAACTCCAACGCTTTGATATACAATTCGTTTACCTGTGTAACAACCAGTATATGGTTGCCACAATTTTCTTCTGCTACCTGTGCCTTTGTTTTGATATCGTTAACAATAAAGTATTCATTGGTGTCATACTTGGCCATAAAATAGGCATCAAACAAGGCACAACCAGACAAACTAAACGCAAATAGAACTATAAGTATTCTTTTCATGTTAACCTTGACGCTTAAAAAATTGAACTTGTCGCTCTCTTTTCATGGCGCCCTCTTTTGAATCGTAGGTACCAAGGTTTCTACCAGTTGATTTGGAAACTAATCTATATTTATTGCCAACTTTGACAATATGTTCTACGAATTGCTTAAATGTTTTCATTTTACACTATCAAATATTTGTTTCTGTTGTTTATACCATAACTGCCATGCATTGTATCTATCTTGCAACTCATAGTAAAGTCCATAATTATCATTAGCATTTTGTAATAGGTCTGCTAATGTCTTTTTATCTTCACTTAGAGGCTTTAGAACCGGAGCGGGCTCCATTAGCACTTGAGGAGCTTCTGGAAACTTTTGGCTCAACGGCACGGTTGTAGAGCACCCAAGCATCATCAGACAGCTTGCACTCAGCATTAATAGCTTCCCTCTTTGCTTCAATGTCTTTAGCATTTCTATTCACCTTCTCTTTAATCAATTCTTTATTCTTACTAACTTCAACTGTCAGTTTTTCATTAAGTTTAACAGATTGTATTTCTGCTTCTTTTATCTTGGCTTGCATTTCAGCAATTCTTGCACGGTAAGACTGTTCAACTGCCAGACCACCTTCAAAGAATACACCAATTACAAGAATCACTATACCAATTTGTTTAGCAATGGCTGCATAAGGATTTATAACTGGTATAAACTTTAATAAACCACCACAAAATGTTAAAACTAATCCTACTACAACTGTTCCGTGAATAAGAGTGACCAAAATCCATTCTGGTATTAAACTCAGTATCCAAGACAACTGCCACATTACTTAACTCCTGGTAGTTTCCTACGCAAAAAAGAGCTAAACAACATTGGTTTCTTTTTCTTTGTAACTCCTGGCTCACCTTGTGGGCCAACACCTAAACCTGCAATTTGACCACCACCAACTGCGTTGACTGGTGCATCTTCTTTCATTGAATTAATAAAACCACGATATACAGCTGCGGCTCCTGCTTTACCCATTACTTTTGCTCTTTGTTCCATAGCAATTGCTGCCTGTATCTTATGTGCGTGTGAGCGACCACTTGATTTAATTTTACTTACACTTGCTTTGGCATCTTCAGGTGTAGCAAATTTAAGGCCATGTATTGTGCCTTTTGGATCTTCATCTGTATATAAATCAGAATGTTTATCTGACTTAGCAGGTTGACCAGGTTTGCGTGGTATTCTTTCACTCATTTAATTTCTCTTAGTATATCTGCAATTTTCATATCAACTGGAATATCAGAAGATACTATATCGTGTCCTTTAATACCTTTAACTCTTTCTGGCATACAACTCAGAAAAACCAAATATGTTTTTAATGCTGAGTAATCTTCTTTTGCAATCTTATAGAATAATAATCTTGTAGCAGCTTCAACACCAAAAACATTATATAGAACCACTAAATGATTTAAAACCAATCTTTCTTTTATCTCACCAATTTTACGGTGACGATAAAACAAACGCTTCAAATAGTTAAAGCGCTTCATGTCCTCTTTAAATTCAGACATAATGCAATTTGGCTTATCGTAAGCCTTAGTTGCATATAACATTATATTTTCACTACTCAAATCATCAAAGGACATTATTCTTCTTTTTCTAGCTCTTCATCCTTTGATAGAATTTCTTCTATGCCTTCATCATCGTCAACATGAGCATAAAAATCATAATTACCATCATCGGTTTGATAATATAAAACATATAATAGTGAATCACTACCATGTATATCTAATACTACCTCATCACCATCTTGGTCAGGTACATAAGATGTTGGCAGGTCATAACCAAACCTGTTCAACACCTTACGCACTTTATACAAACCGATTTGTGGAGATAATATTACATCTTTGAGTGCCATTTCCAATTGACGATTGATTTCTTCTTCAATAGCAACATCTCTTGCCATTAAAGAAACTTCAGGCATCGCCAATTCTGATAGAAACTCTTTAAACTTCATATTAGAATACGTTTTCGTTGTCGCCAGTCATTGAACCCATAGCAACTAAAGTTTCAGTTGAAATGCGGTTTGCACGGCCACCCATTGATACGGTAAACACAGCATTACCTGTATTTGGACGCAAAATTGGTGTGTTAGCATATAGTCCTGGATTTACAATTGTAATTGTGCTGATATAACCAGCAGTATTTACAGAAATAGTTGCAACAACTGGAATAATTGTTGAACGGCCGTTTGAACCTGTGTTACCAAATCCACTATTTGCAACAATAGTGATTGTGCTATTTACAGCCACGCAACCAGCGTTAGCAGTAATTGTAGCAACAGGTCCCATACCAACACGGCGAGTTACCCAACCAGCGTGTGTTGGAACACCAGTTGATGCTACTGTTCTTGCATTAGCTTGTTCAGCAGCAGATACGCCAAAAATACCAATTGCTTGGTTGTCGCTAAACGCACCAAGTTGAGTATTAGCGTAATACACTTGTGCATTTGCAGTAACTTGTGGCGTATTGCCACCGTAGCCAGCTGTAGCACTCTGCTTCGGTGCATTATTAGCGGCATCTAGGTTTCCCCATAAACTCATTTTATTTCTCCTAAAAAATCGGTTTATTGTCTATTTATGTCTTGTTTATTTGACTTGATAACATTGGATCAGCTTGATATTTGTCATCTGAAACAATGGTTTCTTTTTTCTTTTTTGCAACTTTCATCGCTTCACGAACAATCTCCATCCTGCGAGATTCATCTAAAGATTCTTTCACTGGTTGCTTCATTTTTTCCACTTGTTTCTTCATTGCCATGCGAGCAATATCACGAGCACGGCTCATTGGTGTGTGTTTTGCACCAGATTTATCTGTTATAGTTCCTTTAACCGTTGTGTATGGTTTGTCAAAAGGAGGTTTAGATTCTTCTGCCATACGACTATCAGGCGATAATGTTTTTGCAGCTGCAGTTAAACTAGTTTTTGGTTTAACCAAACCAATGGCATCAGTTTCTTCACTCATTTCAGAAGTCATATAATTAGCAACTGTTGACATATAATCTTCAGCAAGAGTAATTTTAGATTGAACCCACTCAGGAAGATTATCACTATCCTCTAACATATCATGGACTCTTTTTGCATTGGCCATGATAGAACGCAAATCAGATTTAGCCATATCACCTTCTTGGTCATACTCACCAATATCAAATTTATCTTTAATAGCTTCTTTGATTGGGTGATAATCTTGTTGTTTTAACTGTTTTGCTTTTTCAGCAGTAACAACTAATTCTTTGCCAGAAGTTTTGTGGCGAACAGTAACAGTTTTCTCTTTAGCTGGTACTGCACCTTCATCAACTTGAGATTCTTCTGATACTGATTTCCATCCACCACCCATGGATTTGTATTTCTTTGCAGCCCAACCATTTGCATAAGCTGATGGATAAACATCAAACTTGGCCTTGGCTTGTGCCTTTGCTTGAGCCCATTTCTCTGGACTTGTTGGTACATTTTTTTCGTCTAAGTTTTCCATATCTTCGCTTATTTTTCCTTTTCCAAAATTAGATACATTAATAGGTTTGCCCTGTCTTTCAGGATTTGGATCATGTTTTCTTTTTGCTGCTACAGCAGATGCTCTTTCTTTTTTAGTTAAAGAGGCTCTTTTTTCATTTGACATACATTTAGGTTTAGGTTCGCCTGGCTCTCTAGCGCACGGACCAATTGCTTCACCTTTGCTATTGATTCTTTTCCAACCACCAGCTGGATCAGTTTTACTAAACCATTTACGCAAATCTTCTTTAAGTTCTGCTCTTCTTTCAGCATTAGATTTACGATTTGGACTATCTGGATTCTTATAAGGAGTTTTTCTCATTCCTTTTGAATCATAATTTCCTGATTTCTTTTTTGCAATAGCAGTAGCAGCTGCAATAGCTGCAGCTGCTGATTCTTTAACACATGAACCATCCGAGTAAGGTGTTTTACCTGGTTTTGGTTTATAACCAGGCCAACATCTACCTTCTGAGAATTCAGTAAACTTTTTCATTTTAATCTTGTTTGGCTTGTTTTGTAGCAGTTGCGTACATTACAGATTTAGCTTTATCGCCGTAACGGTCTTTGAAGCCTTGAAGGTTCTTCTTCATAGACTTAACGTTCTTTTCACGTTTTGCCATTTCAGCATCAGTCAATTCACGTTCGTCTAATTCAATAGTGGACATTTGTACACCATTAACATCGTTCAAATCAACAACTTCTACTGTTGTATGTGTTTCTTCTTGTTGAACAGCTTGAACTGAAGGTTTAGCAACATCAGCACCTTTTTTCTTACCATCAAACTTGGCCTTTTGGTCTTCAACTTCTTTGGTAAAAGTCTCATTGTCAACTTCTTCTTTAACGCCGCCTGCTTTAAGCATATCAATACGGTCTTTATAACCAGCAATACCAGGTTTAATATCTTTTGCAGCTTGTTTCAATGCAGGCGATGGATTTGGAATGTGCTTCATTGTTGTTTTAGCTTGATGACTCATTGCTTCTACAAGACCCTTTAGACCTTTTTCTTGAAGCGCATCAAACATTGACGAGAAGCCTTCATTCACACGGGTTGAACGCTTGAAGTTTTGACGAGCACCATACTTACCACGAGCAGGTTTCTTTGGTTTGTCAGCAGCTTTTGCTAATTCATTTTCTTTTGCATAGTCAGTATCGCCGTGTTCAGCGCCCTTACCTGCATAACCGTATGTACCTTTGTGAGTATAAGAACCATTCTTTGATTCATACTCTTTTAGTTGCTCAGTTTCTTCCTTCTTCATAGCACGAAGTTTGGCAAAATCTTTAGCATCAATTTTTTCATCATCAACAACGTCAATCTTTTGTTGATTTGGATGTAGTTTTTCGGACATAATGTTTGCAACTATGTCTGCTACGCTTCTTGTGGTTTTGTTATCGAAATTTGACATGTGTTGTCTCCTATTTAATTTATGTTAATTCTTTAATTGTAAATGCAAACCAAACATCTAATTTAGTAGCATTATCTACTCTTTTCATACACAAAGTAAGCATATTTGGTGTTGATCCGCCTTTCATTGTTGCGGGACCCTCATCACCAGAAGCATTTTTACCAATTATAATTCCACTATGTCGCATTATAGAACTATTTTTTGTAAATGTATTACCTTGATTTGAACTATATTGGTCCTCATAAACACGATATTGACATTTTGTTCCTACTGAAGTCCATGAAGGAATAGCTGCGCCACTAATAGTAATTTCACCTTCATACCATTCATACACAATTGTGCTTTGATTCGCATTATTGTTACCAATTTCGTATTCCACTATTTCAGCTAAATCTGTTATACTTGTTGCAGTATTGGATAAACTTTCACTAAAAAACCTTCAACAACTTTCGCTGGATTTGTTTTTCTTATAAGAGAAAACTTTTCTTTAATTAATTTAAGTTCTTTATTAAAATATTCATGGTGAGAATATCTGTCAATCAGACTATCAATAAGACAATCAATTGTATTATTAAAACGTGTTAGAGTAGAAACTTGACTCATTTTTTGGAAATTCTATACGAATATTTATACAATTTTTTTTAAGCCTTATCAAAAGTTATAATTTATATTTTGAAAAAATAAAAATTCTTTGTCATTCATATATGAATGAAAATAAAGCTAAAACTTCATTAAAAAAATTAATTACGGAAGCTTATGTTCCTGAATTATCCCAAATAATAAAAGATAATACGACTGGTATAAAATTCTTTTATCCCAATATAATACCTTATGAAAATAAAATTATAAAATCTGCTAAAAAACTAAAATCAACAACAGCCGATAAAATTGATAAAGAATATAATAAATTTGTAAAAATATCTTCAAATTTTTCAACGAATTTTATAATCGTTAAAGGAGTGAATGCACTTGAAATTGCAAAATCAAAACTAGCTATTGATAGTATAATTCAAGTTGCGAGTCAATTTAATTTTCTTGAATCAACAAACACAAACTATATGGATATTACAAATTATATAAATGATAAAACACAAGGACCTTTATCATCTATTGCATCATTAGAAGCACTTATACTACGCGATAATGCTGTTGCGAAGCAAAAAATATTAGGACAACAAGAAGGTATTTTCAAAGATATACCAAGTGTTTATAAAAATGGATATTTTATGCCTTGGAAAATTCGCGATGGAAAAGAAAAAGAAAAAATTTTACAAAAAATGACTAAAAATAAAGGAAAATTAGAAATATTAGATGATGATCATAGAACTATAAAAACTGAAAAAAAGATAAAACAATTAGATATATTAAAAGTCAAATCATGTTCAAATATAAATT